GCTACCAAGGTAAACAAGAGCTTGTGGTTCAAGAAGGACCTTGACGATGCTACCATAGAAGGTGGGTTCAAGTCTTTCCTGGACGGGAACATTCTCAAGGTGAAAGTTGACAAGGACCTTGCTTCTTTTGACGAGGAAGAGCGTCTCATTGGCAATGATTTTGAAACCCCTGTTGGTGTACGTTGTATCCTCGAAGCCTCTGAGATTAACTTTGGTCAGCTAGAGTTTGGCGTAATTTTCTCTCTTGTCCAGGTTCAGCTCGTGAAACCTCCTAAGTGCAAGATCACAAAGTTCAAGAAACCTGTGACCACTTACTTTGAGTAGTTGTGACTTGACCCGCGAACTCACGCAAAAAATGCGATTTGCGTAAAATTTTTGAGTCAAAAAAAAAATAATATATATTAACATATAAAGAAGCAATGGACTCGCACATGATTATAAAAATTTTGGCCGCACTTGCTATTGTGTTCGTGCTTTACAAGGTGTGGGAAAACTTCTCTGGCAAGAAGATCGTCATCCCCAACCCTTACAAGAAGGCAGAGTTCTACATGAACAGTGCCGAGGGTGCCGAGTACGATATGGAGAATGATGATGAGATCTACTACCCCGAGACTGACGAGGAGGATGATGACATCGTAAACCTCGAGGGCGATGACATGTTCGATGGCGAGGACGATGATGTGTACGTGGAGGAGGGTGATGACATGGCCGATGCCGAGACTTACGACACCGTGAACCTCGAGGGCAGTGACATTGCCGACGCCGAGACTTCCGTGCCCAAGGTGATGCAGCCCATGATGCCCATGCTCACCCCCTCTTCTCAGCTGCTGCCCAAGCCTTCTCCCGAGGCAGCCGACTTTGACATGTGGGCCCCCAAGAACCTGCAGGCGCAGAACTTCCTGACCGCCACCCAGTGGATTGGTGTCAACACCCAGGGCTCTTCCCTGAAGAACGCCAACTACGACCTCCGCGCCGATCCCATCATCCCCAAGGCAGACATAGGCCCATGGCAACAATCAAGCATCGACCCCAACATCTATTCCAAACCCCTGTTTGGTTAAACAATATACAAAACTCGTGTCTATACTTGTATCGCGATTTGTCGATATAATTATCATTTGACCCAGGAGACATAATTGCTATTTATATCGACAAAAAGTAAATGTAATCATCTTTTGAAATCTCATATCAAATGATATTTCAATCACCATTCTGCGTATATAATGCTATCAGCCCAAAAGGAAAGTTCTACATAGGATATTCCAGTTTGACAGCAGAAGAACGGTTTGAATGCCACGTGAACAACAGCAGGAAAAAAAAATCAAAGTGCCCTGCCATAGAAGACGCTATAAGACATTACGGTGCTGAAGAATTTAAAGTCATCACGATAAGGTGGTGCGACACCAAGGAGGATGCGTGTTATTGGGAAGAAGTTTATACCAAGTTCTTCAAGACAACCAATAAGAAATATGGGTATAATCTCAAAGAAGGAGGATTGGGTGGAAAACTCAGCGAAGAAGGATTGGCAAACCACAGAGAAGCTATGAAGAACCGCATTGTGCCAGATATGTCAGGACCAAGGGCAGCATCTGCCGAAGACATAGAGAGTGCTATTCAGCAGGCAAAGGATGAATATGGCCCAGGAGCAACCAAAAGAGCCATTGCTCTGTTTGCTGCTGATTTACTTGATGTTCACCATCATACAGTGATTGACCATATGAAACGCATAGGACAAGTTTATACTGATGGCAGAAGAATTGCCACTGATGACCAGATAGCAGATGAACTGTTTTGGGTGATGTCTGTGGACTTTTCTCATATGATGAGAAAGACGCTCGTAGAGTATTTGGTTAGCAATGTTTTTGGAAGCAACAGAATACTTTTGAGACGATACTGGGACCGTCATCCCGATGTGAAAATGATGACTACTAACAAAGGATGGTCATTTCAACACACGGAGGAAGCAAAGAAGGCAATAGGTGCTTCTAAGATTGGTAAGAAGAAAGACCCTGAAGAAGTGGCTAGGAGAGAAGCCACTAAATCTTTGAAACTAATAGAAAAGTATGCCAAGTTGGGAATTGATATAACAAAGGATAATATTGAGGCAGTTTTGGTGTCATATCCTTCCGCATATAAGGCTGCCAAATATCTTACTATCGGAAAAGAGTGTCATTTCAATGGTATAAGGTCATTTATGAGAAACTATTTAGTCTCACACAGAATGTAAAACCTAGCAAACATATAGGCCACGTCAGTTCGTCAAATTGTCGATAAAATAATGTCCTTTAAGTTAAATGCTGCACGCTATCGATCTCTTCTCTGGCATCGGTGGCATCACTCACGGTCTGCGTGGCATCGTGGAGCCCATTGCCTACGTGGAAAAGAATGATGATGCCAGAGGGTTCCTAGCGCGGAAGCACCCCAACGTTCCTGTATTTGACGATGTGTGTACCTTTGACGCCACTCCATATCTTGGAAAGGTGGACATCATCACCGGCGGGTGGCCCTGTACCGGTTTCTCCACCGCGGGAAAGGGAACTGGTTTTGAACACGAGGCATCTGGTCTCTTCACCGAGGTCGTGCGCATCACCAAGGAGTGTCAGCCCAAGTATCTGTTCCTGGAAAATTCTCACACACTAGCAGCATACGAGAACATCAGTGTCATTGTGAAGGCCTTTGACGAGCTTGGGTATGACTGCAGGTGGACTTCGTGTCGTGCAACTTGCGTCGGCGCCCCTCACCAGCGCTACAGATGGTTCTGCCTGGTCGTGAAGAAAGGAGCAGGTATTGATTTTGAAATCCCAGTAATCGAGAAGTTCGACTGGGAAAACAACGAGCCACCGAGGCAGATAGAGAAGAACAACAAGACAAACAAACTCCGCGTCGGTTTCATGGGCAACGCGGTGGTTCCTGATCAAGTAAGATATGCAATGACTCTGCTCAGCACCCTAGAGAACAAAGTATTGGGCCCTAGCAACACCGACGGGTATTCTATTGATGGCAGGATTTACACGTTTGTCGTGAAGCATCCCACGAGGAAGCCCCTTAACATTGTTTTAACACCCAGAGAAAACGAGGCGTCGTTTGCCAAGATTTGCGACCCCAAGAAGGTTCTCACAAAGCCTGTGGTGAAGAAGTATTGGGCAACGCCTGTGTATAGCTGCATGAACTCCGCAAAGTGCCCGAGAACGCTCACCAAACGCGTGTCTAATATGCTGTCTGCGGTTGTTGGATTTTCTGAGGGAGGTAATAAGAATTGGTATCTCAGCGCACAGTGGCTAACTTATTTAATGGGATTTCCTCAAGATTATTGGTCTTGCGATGACGGGCTATCCTGAATTATCACATGAGCGTGCCATATATTCTTCACGCTCCGTAAATACTCAGGATTTACAAAACAAATGAACTTTCGACCTTGTGAATGCCGCGTCGCAATTTCTTTTATCTTTTCGTTGCTCAGTTGGTATGTGCTCCATATGAGGTAGTGCCTGGTGTTATCAACATCGTATGGGTACTCGTTCCGCATCCATGCTATTGGTCGCCCTTCCATCTTCTTGGTTATTACATCGGAAACTGTCACGCCATTTCTGTTTAATGCATCACAGTATTGGTTGTATTTCTCAAGAACTTCCTTTTTACGTGTGAATAAATCTAGGCGATCCAGCAGTACACACATAGTTGCATCTTCCCATAACATTTATTTACGCAAGTATTATTCTTGTGAAAATTTCATATCTTTTTGTTCAGCGTTAATAACCCTTAGCTGTTGGTTTTCATCTTTTAACTTAAAAAAAAAACGACGGCATACAATATAGACCAGATGAGCAGTGCTGATTTCAAAAGAGATCTTTTACAGTTTGGTGGGATAAATGCAACAAATGGAACAATTTACCTGAAAGGAAACATACGTATGTTGGGAAACGGGTCTGCTATGCCCCAACTCACAGTCGGGAATCTGACAGTCACTGGAAACGCGGTGATCCCTGGGATTAGTTTTGCTTCGTTATCCGTAGCAGGTAATATAACATCTGGACAATTTTTTATAGGCAATGGTGCTCTGCTCTCGGGGGTGACCAGCACCCTTCCAACCGCTGCGAACCTTGACATCATCGGCAATGTCACGGCCCCTGGGAATGTGTCAGTGGCTGGTCAAGTGAATGCCCTTGGCAACATTGTAGCACCCTTCTTCATCGGCAATGGCTCCCAGCTGACTGGTCTCGCATCAACATCACTCCCAGCAGTCGCGAATCTTGACATCCGTGGAAATGTCATAGGCGCATATGCCAATGTAACAAACATCATCGCAGCTTCCGGGAATGTAGGCACATTAGCAGGCGGTAACATCGCTGTAAGCGGGCAAGTCAACGCCCTCGGCAACGTTGTAGCACCCTTCTTCATCGGCAACGGCTCTCAGCTGTCTGGTCTGTTGACATCACTCCCAGCAGTCGCAAATATTGACATCCGTGGAAATGTCATAGGCGCATATGCCAATGTAACAAACATCATCGCAGCTTCCGGGAATGTAGGCAATGTGCTCCTCGCGGGTGGCAACATTGCTGCGAGCGGACAAGTCAACGCCCTCGGCAACGTTGTAGCACCCTTCTTCTTTGGCAATGGCTCCCAGCTGACCGGCCTGCTCACATCACTCCCAGCAGTCGCAAATATTGACATCCGTGGAAATGTCATAGGTGCATATGCCAATGTAACAAACATCATCGCAGCTTCCGGGAATGTAGGCAATGTGCTCCTCGCGGGTGGCAACATTGCTGCAAGCGGACAAGTCAATGCCCTCGGCAACGTTGTAGCACCCTTCTTCATTGGTAATGGCTCCCAGCTGACCGGCCTGCTCACATCACTCCCAGCAGTCGCAAATATTGACATCCGTGGAAATGTCATAGGTGCATATGCCAATGTAACAAACATCATCGCAGCCGCTGGAAACGTAGGTAAAGTGCTCCTAGCGGGCGGCAACATTGCTGCGAGCGGACAAGTCAATGCCCTCGGCAACGTTGTAGCACCCTTCTTCATTGGTAACGGATCTCAGCTGACGGGTGTCATTGCTTCTGGTGTCCAATCTCTCGATGTCCGCGGTAACATCATTGGTGCGTACGCCAACGTGACAGACATCTTTGCAGCTGCAGGAAACGTAGGTAACGTGCTCCTAGCGGGCGGCAACATTGCTGCGAGCGGACAAGTCAACGTCCTCGGCAACGTTGTAGCACCCTTCTTCATAGGTAATGGCTCCCAGCTGACGGGCGTCATTGCTTCTGGTGTTCAGTCTCTTGATGTCCGTGGCAATGTCATCGGTGCGTACGCCAATGTGACAGACATCTTTGCAGCTGCAGGAAACATAGGTAACGTGCTCCTAGTAGGCGGGAACATTGCTGCGAGCGGACAAGTCAATGTTCTTGGCAATGTGGTTGGAAACTTCTTCATTGGAAATGGGTCACTATTGACAGGAGTGGCATATACCCCACCCACCGTGTCGAGTTCGGATATACGTGGTAACATCATTGGTGCATACGCCAACGTGGCAAATATTATTGCAGCTGCAGGAAACGTAGGTAACGTGCTGCTCGTGGGTGGCAACATTGCTGCGAGCGGGCAAGTCAACGTCCTCGGCAACGTTGTAGCACCCTTCTTCATTGGTAATGGCTCCCAGCTGACAGGCGTCATTGCTTCCGGTGTTCAGTCTCTTGATGTCCGTGGCAACGTCATCGGTGCATACGCCAATGTGACAGACATCTTCGCAGCCGCTGGAAACGTAGGTAACGTGCTCCTAGCGGGCGGCAACATTGCTGCAAGCGGGCAAGTCAACGCCCTCGGCAACATCGTAGCACCCTTCTTCATTGGTAATGGCTCCCAGCTGACCGGCGTCATTGCTTCTGGTGTTCAGTCTCTTGATGTCCGTGGCAATGTCATCGGTGCGTACGCCAATGTGACAGACATCTTTGCAGCTGCAGGAAACGTAGGTAACGTGCTCCTAGTAGGCGGGAACATTGCTGCGAGCGGACAAGTCAATGTTCTTGGCAATGTGGTTGGAAACTTCTTCATTGGAAATGGGTCACTATTGACAGGAGTGGCATATACCCCGCCCGCAGTGTCGAGTTCGGATATACGTGGCAACATCATCGGCGAATATGCCAACGTGTCCAACCTCATACTCAACTCCAACGACGTATCCTTGGGGTTAAATGCCGGTATTACTAACCACGGTTTGAATTCCGTGGCGATCGGAAGAGCTGCGGGACAGTCCAACCAGGGTGCCAATTCGGTAGTGGTAGGGTTTAGCGCAGGATTTTCTAACCAGGGGACGCTATCTGTGGCAGTGGGGACCAGTGCTGGTTTGGCTAACCAAGGTGCGTGTGCAGTAGCGGCAGGGTTCAACGCGGGTCAGGATCTGCAAGGCACGTCTTCCGTTGCATTAGGGGTGGCTGCCGGAAGTCAGACCCAGGGTGGCAATGCCGTGGCAGTAGGGATAGCCGCGGGTCTCACCAGTCAGGGGCAATCTTCCGTTGCCGTGGGGTCGTGGGCTGGGTGGACTAGACAAGGTAACCTGTCTGTGGCAATGGGTGCAAATGCTGGAGCTACCAGCCAAGGTATTTCTTCTGTGGCGATAGGCGCACTTGCAGGAGCTACTAACCAAGGTACAATGTCAGTGGCGGTGGGGTCTAGCGCTGGAATTACTACTCAGGGGGCGTGTGCAGTGGCGGTGGGGGCGAATGCTGGCCTTACTAGCCAAGGTATACAAGCTGTATCTATGGGATTGAATGCTGGACGTACTTCTCAGGGAGGGGCAGCCGTGGCACTAGGGGCAAGTGCAGGCCAGATTTCCCAAGGTGCGTCTTCCGTGGCAATAGGGCAATTGGCAGGCGTCACTAGCCAAGGTTCGTATGGCGTGGCAATAGGTTGGGGCGCTGCACAAGGTACCCAAGGTGCGTGTGCCGTGGCAATAGGGTTTACCACGGCAAGTGGGACACAGGGTAGAGAGTCTATAGCAATAGGGTTTAGTACAGCAAGCAATAGTCAAGGTTCACAATCTGTGGCGTTAGGGACCAGTGCTGGATTTTCTGCGCAAGGTAATTTAGCCGTCGCAATAGGGTATCTGGCAGGAAGGACTGCCCAAGGCGATTCTGCCGTGGCATTCGGGACCAGCGCAGGATTTACTTCCCAACGCGCAAATGCCGTGGCGATAGGGACCAGCGCAGGACTTACTACCCAGGGGGCGTCTGCCGTGGCCATAGGGACAAACGCAGGTCTTACCACCCAAAGCGCATCTGCCGTGGCGATTGGCGCTTTGGCAGGGGTTACTAGCCAGGGGGCACAAGCCGTGACAATAGGTCCGAGTGCAGGAAATTTTGAACAAGGCGCATGTGCCGTGGCAATAGGGTCCAGCGCGGGAAATTCTAGCCAGGGGGCATCTTCCGTGGCGATGGGGTTTCAGGCTGCCCAGTCTACACAAGGCACAGGTTCCACAGCAATAGGGCATAATGCAGGACAGGCTAACCAAGGTATAAGAGCCTTGGCGGCGGGGTTCAATGCGGGGCAGACTAACCAGGGGGCATCTTCCGTGGCACTAGGGTTTAGTGCCGGCGGGGGTACCCAAGGCACACAAAGTGTGGCAATAGGATCAAGCGCAGGCCTTACTAGCCAAGGTGCGTGTGCCGTGGCAATAGGAGCATTCGCAGGCCTTACTAACCAGCACGCAAACTCCATTGTCATCAACGCGACAGGAGGCGCCCTCAACTCGCCTGCCGCGGGCACATTGACGATCGCACCCATCAGAAGCGTCGCAGCATCCAACCCGGTGCTCGTGTACAACACCACCACAAAAGAAATAACATACAACTCAACCATAGATATCTTGGCAGCCTCTGGAAACGTAGGAAACGTGCTCCTCGTGGGTGGCAACATTGCTGCGAGCGGGCAAGTCAATGTCCTTGGTAACGTTGTAGCACCCTTCTTCATCGGCAATGGCTCTCAGCTGACCGGAATCGCAAGCTTCACACTCCCAGCAACGGCAAACCTTGACATCAGTGGCAATGTCATCGGCGCGTACGCCAATGTGACAGACATCTTCGCATCTTCCGGAAACGTAGGTAATGTGCTCCTAGCAGGCGGGAACATTGCTGCGAGCGGACAAGTCAATGCCCTCGGCAACGTTGTAGCACCTTTCTTCATAGGTAATGGCTCCCAGCTGACAGGCGTCATTGCTTCCGGTGTTCAGTCTCTTGATGTCCGTGGCAACGTAATAGGTGCATACGCCAATGTGACAGACATCTTTGCAGCCGCAGGAAATGTCAGGAACGAGCTCATAGTCGGGGGAAACGTTGATGTAAGTGGGCAAGTCGACGTCCTCGGCAACGTTGTTGGAAACTTCTTCATTGGCAACGGCTCTCTGCTGACCGGAATATCGTCTGGGGGGTCGCTCCCCGCGGTCGCGAACATCGACGTCCGTGGCAACATCATCGGCGCGTACGCCAACGTGTCGAACCTCATACTGAACTCTGCTTTTATAGCATTGGGTTCCAATGCGGGCCTCGTTAGCCAGGGCGCATCTGCCGTGGCGATAGGTGCATCTGCAGGAGGTAATACCCAAAGCGGGACCGCTGTAGCAATAGGGACTAGTGCTGGATGGAACACACAAGGGGGGTGTGCAGTGGCAATAGGATGCCTGGCGGGCCTTACTTCCCAAGGTGCTAATTCCGTTGCAATCGGCGCAAATGCGGGTGTCACTTCTCAGGGGGTCTCTTCTGTGGCAATAGGGGCCAGCGCAGGCCAGACTTCCCAAGGTGCAACTGCCGTGGCAATAGGCAAATTGGCTGGAAGTAATGCCCAAGGTGCAGCTACCGTGGCAATAGGAGAAGGAGCGGGCCGTACTAGCCAAAAAGCGTATGCCATAGCAATAGGATGGTCGCCGGGAAGTAATACCCAAGGTTTTTCTGCGGTGGCAATAGGGCCAGGAGCAGCAGGCACTAGCCAAGGTACGCAAGGTGTGGCAATAGGGTCTAGTACAGCATATCAGGGCCAAAGTGCGTCTGCCGTGGCAATAGGCACATATGCGGGAGGCACTTCCCAAGGTTTTTCTTGTGTGGCAATAGGAGCATTAGCAGCAGGCACTAACCAAGGTTCACTTTGCGTGGCAATAGGACCAGCCGCAGGAGCTACTAGCCAAAGGGATTATTCAATTGCAGTAGGGGCATTTGCAGGAAGTAACATTCAAGGGGCATCTTCCGTGGCAATAGGGGCCAGCGCAGCATTTACTGCCCAAGGTGCAAGTTCTGTGGCAATAGGGACGAGCGCAGGACTTACTTCCCAACGCGCGAATGCCATAGCATTAGGAACGAGTGCAGGAGGTAACGCACAGGGGTTTTGTGCCGTGGCAATAGGGACATTGGCAGGAAGCAATACCCAAGGTGCAAATGCAATTGCAATCGGCGCAAATGCGGGTGTCACTTCTCAGGGCGTGTCTGCCGTGGCAATGGGAGCATTCGCAGGATTTACTAGCCAAGGGGCAAATGCCGTGGCAATAGGAGCATTCGCAGGAAGTAATGCCCAGCATGCAAACTCCATTATCATCAACGCGACAGGAGGCGCCCTCAACTCATCTGCTGCGGGCACATTGACAATTGCGCCCATCAGAAGCGATGCAGCTTCCACACCGGTGCTCGTGTATAATGCCACCACAAACGAAATAACGTACAACTCATCCACGAGGAACATCAAGAAAAACATTATCGACCTCACCGCGAATACTTCTCACGTGTACGACATCCGACCGGTAGAATACGACGCTATTTCGGATGACAGACATTACGTAGGGTTGATTGCGGAGGAGGTGTACGAGGCCGATCCTTACTTTGCCTGGATGCAGAACGGTAACCCCGCGGGCATTGAGTGGTTCAACATCCTCTTGTACACGGTGGCGGAAATGAAGAAATTGAAGGCCCGACTGGACATTGTGGAACAACGGTGATAAATCACAAAAAACCGTTCGTCTTGTTCTCGTTCGTTAATTTATCGAGGAAGCTCTCCGTGTGAGTCTCCATCTTCTGCTGGAGCGTCTTCACGCTTGCGGGAACCTCGTGGTGGAAAGCAACAGAATCAGCCATCTTTTCCTGTGGACTTTATCTCGTTGTCAACGTTCTCGGCAACGTCAGTGTAAAATTTCTTGGTCTCTACGGGAAATTTGTACATTCGGTGGTCGCCGGACGCGCACATCTTTATGACGTCTGCCGCAGGGATTTGCTTGTCTTTCTTCTTGCCAGAGTCAAATGATGGTGTGGACATTTCCTTCATGCTCCGTTGAACTCTTGGCGGCATATACGGTATGTAGTAGTCATCGTCATACACGTCAGCATTCTTGACAAGATATTCGTTTCTGTATCTCTTGAGGTCCTTGGCGACTTCCTTGCCGGTGACGGGGTCTACATGCCTGACCACATTCTTGTCGGCATCGTATTTGATTACTTTTTGTTCTGCTTTCGTACCACGTGTATACTTGAACAATATTGCGGGTATTTCATGGGGGTCGGCGCATCGCAGCTCCTCCACGCAATCTTGATTCTTCACCGCTTCTTGAATTGAAGCAATGACTGTTTTATCTGGAACTTGTAGTGTGATGTTAATTGTATTATTCTGTGTGCCAATGTTGTTCATGATTTCAACATCTCCTGTGGTTATGGATGACACGTTTCCAGATGTGTTGATTTTCTTGATATCTTCTTCCCATACAAAGTTTCTGGATTCAGATTTGATTGTATGGCCACAAGAAGTCTTCTTATGTCGAGAAGCATTCCCTGGATGTATTGTTTCAAAACCACAACCACATAAATAGAAAGAAGTTCTGTGTGTCTTATATATAGACATCTTGATATAAAAAGAACATAAATTATTAAGTTATTTTACATTGTTGTGAGTATCTTTGAGTATCATAATCTCACGCGGTAGTGTAGTTTATAGTTGTGAGTATCGTTAGTATCTTTTTATTTTTTTTTTTTTTTTTTTTTTTTTTGAAATTAGTTTTCAACTGAAAGTTTCACATGGAATAGTGTTTCAATGCGAATCATACACGGCGAGAGAACTCCAAGAATATGCTGGCTGCAGTGTCACAATTAATTTTATGAAATTATTCTTGTGGAAATTTCATATATTTTCGTTTGAGTTTCATCATCCAGCAAACACCGCGGTTTTACAAAAAAAACGACGACATACAATATAAACCAGATGAGCAGTGCTGATTTCAAAAGAGATCTTTTACAGTTTGGCGGGATAAATGCAACAAATGGAACTATTTTCCTGAAAGGAAACATACGTATGTTGGGCAACGGGTCTGCTATGCCTCAACTCACAGTCGGGAATCTGACAGTCACTGGAAACGCGGTGATCCCTGGGATTAGTTTGGCTTCGTTATCCGTAGCAGGTAATATAACGACAGGTGAATATTTCATAGGCAACGGCTCCCAGCTGACCGGAATCGCAAGCTTCACACTCCCAGCAACGGCAAACCTTGACATCAGTGGTAATGTCATCGGTGCGTACGCCAACGTGACAGACATCTTTGCAGCCTCTGGAAATGTAGGTACATTAGCGGGTGGCAACATCGCGGCCAGTGGTCAAGTCAACGTCCTCGGCAACGTCGTTGGAACCTTCTTCATCGGCAACGGGTCACTATTGACTGGTATATCGTCACTCCCCGCGGTTGCGAGCATTGATGTCCGTGGCAACATCATCGGCACGTACGCCAACGTGTCGAACCTCATACTCAACTCTACTTTTATAGCATTTGGAACGGGGGCGGGAGGTAATGCCCAAGGGGCACAAGCAGTGGCAGTGGGGTTCAATGCAGGAAGTAACACCCAACAATCGTTTACCGTGGCAATAGGATCTAGTGCAGGACAGAATTCCCAACAACCGTCTGCCGTGGCATTAGGGTCATTCGCGGGACAGACTAGCCAAGGGCAATCTACCGTGGCAGTAGGAACCAGTGCAGGAACTACTAACCAGGGGCTAGCAGCGGTGGCAATAGGGTCACGGGCAGCAAACAATTTCCAAGGTGCACAAGCTGTGGCAATCGGGCAAGATGCAGGATGCGGTGTCCAAGGTTCTTATTCCGTGGCGATAGGGAATTTTGCAGGAGCTACTAATCAAAGTACACGAAGTATAGCAATAGGGTATCTTGCAGGACAGACTTCCCAAGGTACTTGTTCCGTGGCAATAGGCCTACAGACAGGGATTACTAGACAAGGTGCATCTTCCGTGGCAATGGGGGTCGGTGCAGGACAGACTTCCCAACAAGCGAATGCAATTGCAATCGGCTCATTTGCAGGAAATACTGCCCAGGGCAATGCTTCCGTGGCAGTGGGGCTCAACGCGGGAGCTACTAGCCAAGGTGCATCTTCTGTGGCAATAGGGTTCAATGCAGGAAGTAACACCCAAGGTGCATCTTCCGTGGCAATAGGGTTGGCTGCAGGACAGACTTCCCAACAAGCGAATGCAATTGCAATCGGCGCTTTTGCAGGAAATACTGCCCAGGGCAATGCTTCCGTGGCAGTGGGGCTGAACGCGGGAGGTAATATCCAAGGAGCACAAGCTGTGGCAATAGGGTTCAATGCAGGAAGTAACACCCAAGGTGCATCTGCCGTGGCATTAGGGTCATTCGCGGGACATACTAGCCAAGGGATATCTTCCGTGGCAATAGGAGTGAATGCTGGACGTACTTCCCAAGGAGGTGAATCCGTGGCAATTGGGCTTTTTGCAGGACAGACTAACCAAGGGATATCTTCCGTGGCGATGGGGGGTTATACAGGACGTACTAGCCAAGGTGATTCTTCCGTGGCAATAGGGTATAATGCAGGAAGCAATACCCAAGGTATAAGAGCCTTGGCGATGGGGTTCAACGCGGGGCAGACTAACCAGGGGACATCTTCCGTGGCGCTAGGGTTTAATGCCGGCGGGGGTACCCAAGGAGCCAGTTCCGTGGCAGTGGGGGCGGAAGCAGGACAGACTAATCAAGCTATAAATGCAGTAGCGATAGGACGCCAAGCAGGAGCTGCTAGCCAGGGGGAATCTACCGTGGCGGTGGGACCAGGGGCAGGTTTTACTGGCCAAGGCGCATCTTCCGTGGCAATAGGAACGAGTGCAGGAGGTAACGCACAGGGGGTTAATGCCGTGGCAATAGGGACATTGGCAGGAAGCAATACACAGGGGGCGAGATCCGTGGCAATAGGGTTCGACGCGGGGCTTACTAGCCAGGGGACATCTTCAGTGGCAATAGGAACGAATGCGGGAAGTTCCAACCAAGGTGTCAATTCCATAGCGATAGGAACAAACGCAGGAATTATCGACTTGGCAGCAAATAGCGTTGCCATAGGAACTGGTGCAGGGACTGCAAATGTATCAGATGTGAACTCGATAATTATAAATGCGACCGGCGCCGCCCTCACCTCGACTGCAGCGGGTACGTTGACAATTGCGCCCATCAGAAGCGATGCAGCATCCACCCCGGTACTCGTGTACAATGCCGTCACAAAAGAAATAACATACAACTCGTCCACGAGGAACATCAAGAAAAACATTATCGACCTTACGGCGAATACTGCCCACGTGTACGACATCCGGCCGGTGGAATATGATGCTATTTCGGACAACAAGCATTTTGTCGGGTTGATTGCGGAAGAGGTGTACGAGGCCGATCCTTACTTCGCATGGACGCAGGACGATAACCCCGCGGGCATTGAGTGGTTCAACATCCTCCTGTACACGGTGGCAGAACTGAAGAAAATGAAGATAAAAAACGAAGAACTCGAAGCACGGCTTGTTAAATTAGAGCAAAAATTATAATTTTTTAAGTTAACTACAATGAAAATACTGTTTGCCTCTACAGACGCGACTCAGACAACTGGGTACGGGCGCATAGCGTACAATATTTTGCTACATTGGTCAAACCTGGGACACGAGATACACCACTTTGCGTTCCAACGATACAAACCGTATGGCATAGAGGAAGATCGGAAACTTCCCGATAATGTTCATCTCATAGATGTTCACACACTGTCCAAGGATACATTTGGTACTGACATATGGACAGATACCGTGCGGAAAGTGGACCCTGATGTTATCATCGTGTATAATGATATGCCGGTCACGTGTGCTCTTCTTAACCAGATGCTGGACTCTCCGAAAAGGTGTCCATTTATCTCCTACCTGGACATAGTGTACACATTCCAGAAGTCGGAACTCATAGACCACATAGCAAAATATGCCGACCACATTTTCGTGTTCTCTGATTTTTGGAAAAAACACCTCACCAATTGTTTCAAAATTTCACCGAAGAAGATATCCGTTTTTCCACACGGGGTTGATAAGAAAAAGTTTACCAAATTATCAAAAGAGAGTGCGAAGAAGGTGCTGGGGCTGGAGGAAGACGATTTTATGATATTTAATACGAACAGAAACTCGTACAGAAAATTATTAGATATCACAATAAAGGCATTTGTTAGGTTTTGGAAACTCACCGGGGAAAACGAAAAGGTTAAACTGATGATCAATTGCCGACTCGATATCGACACCGGATATAATTTCCAGGATATCATAAAAACTGCGTGTATACTGGAAGGTGTGGATTACAACATAATTTCAATGCAGAACATTAAATTACTTTCGGAAAACGGTGGTCTCGTGTCCGACGAGATCATAAATACTGCTCTCAACGCGTCTGACATTGGGATGAACACGTGTGGCGGTGAAGGGTTCGGCCTGTGTAACACTGAGGGCGCATATCTGGGAGTGCCGCAAGTAGTAACAAACACCGGAGGTCTTTCTGACATATTTCGGGGTTTTGAAAATATGCTCGTGGATCCAAAGGTGTATATGACATTGCCTGCAAATATTGATTTCCACAATGGGGAACTTGCTATCTGCGATTATAAAGACTTTGCCGACAAGCTTCTGTTTTATTACAACAACAGGGACATCTTGAAGGCGGATGGTGCAAGTATAGAAAAACATATAAAGCAAACATACGATTGGGACAACCTTCTTGAAGAATTCTCGTATAGCATGGATAAACTAATCACTAGAAGAAATAATATACCATGTCTTTATATAAACAATGACGAAGATATAACTGCTAGAAAGATGATGGAAAAACAGAGCATCCCTGGTATCGATATACTCAGAATACGAGGAGATTACGACGATTTTTCTTCACATACGAAGGCCTTGCGCAAAGCATTTGACGAGAACAACGCGATAACATTGATATCTAAGGACGACGTGGTATTCAAAAGTGATTTTAGGTATAAAATGCTCGATGCTGTATCAAAACTTCCGATGACATGGCAAATAGTCCATTTAAACTCTTCATGTTATGCGATTTCTCAGAGCGGGCTGTTCGCAACGAAGAAAAGTAACTACGCCATATCTATAAATGACATGGTGTGTTTCTCTGCTAACGTTTGATCACAATTTTTCGCGGGTCCACTTGAAACCATATGCTGTTTTGCGATCCCCACGAGCACACATACGTATCTTAGACCCATTAGTCTTTCCAAGAGCTCGTGCCGCTTCCCCACTCGAACCATATGAGCCAACGCACGTGCCATCAAGAGTATACTGATACACTCTCTTGGATTTGTGATTCTTCTCACCAGATCGTGATTCGCTCATTTTTTGCTTGGACTCCTTAGTGTGTTCCTTCCCATAAAAGTGATTCTTCTCATCGGTCTTCCCATACATAGGATTCTTCTCGCCGGATAGTGATTCGCTGATTTTTTGCTTGCTTTCCTCTGTGTGTGTCTTCCCAAACCAATAACACTTCTCACCTGACTTTGCGTCGCTCATTTTTTGCTTGCTTTCCTCGCTCATCTTCCCAGTGGCACCACCACCTTCCTTGAGATTGTACCCACCAGGCGCGAGAGTTCCGAACAACGCCACCAGCATCTCCTCGTAGAAATTAAGTTCCTCGTCGGGAACCTCGTACCACTCCTTGTCGAAGTTATCCCATCCGTGCTTCTTGATGGCGCCAGAGATCGCCTTACACCCGCTACTTGACAGCTGGTGTTCTTCCAAACGTTTATGTATGTCACGGATTGTTTGCCCGATGTATGCTTTTCTGGACTCCTTCTTGAGCGTGAGTTTGTAAATGAAGCCCATTTTGGTAATTACAATAAATTTACCATTATATCCTTACAAGTGTCGATATACATTAAATGACAAACCAAAATAAGCGCAATACCCCTATGGAGAGGTGCGATCGTTTGATTTAAACTTAAATAAAAAATATTAACTTAACATAAAAGAACATGACAGGGGCTTTGACACAGCTTGTTGCATATGGAGCCCAGGACGTGTACTTAACTGGAGACCCAAAGATGACATTCTGGAAATCTGTTTTCACGAGGTATAGAAATTTTGCGCTGGAATCAATTGAGCAAGATATCGTAGGAGGAATTGTATCCAATGGCGATATTTCCGTCACCTTGTCTCGGTCGGGAGACTTGATATACGCCATAATGTTTGAAATTGAGTTCCAACGCGGCCCATCTCAGCCAAACGACCCAGCGCCATATTTTTCGTGTGAGCAATGGCTGAAGCACATAGAGTTGTATATCGGAGGCCAAAAGGTGTATGAGTTTGGCCACGAGTGGTTCAGGATGTACTGGGAGCTGTTTTATAATTTGGAGGAGGAAATAGCATACAACACCATGTGCAACTGGACAAACGAACCCGAGGGGTATATACGTACATTCTTCCTCCCTATCCCCGTGTGGTTCAATGCTACGGACCCGGGAAGGGCCCTTCCTCTGATCGCATTGCAATATCACGACGTGCAATTTAAGATTAAACTAAATAATATCAACAACATCCCTGGTATCAACCCCAATTTCATACCTACCATGCGATGCTTTGCGGACTACACGTTCTTGGACACGCAAGAGCGCATATGGTTTGCACAAAACCCCCACGAGTACATCATACAGCAAGTGCAGACTAATCAATTTCCGATTAATGTAGGCCCCAATCAGCTCAATTTCAACTTTGATCTCAACTTCAACCATCCTGTAAAGGCCCTCATGTGGGCGTGCACACCTGGGTCCACCACACATGGACAATACACGTCGCAGCCAGGTGAGCAGGATGAGGAAGTTTTGGCTCCTCTCGAAACGGCGACGCTCTTGCTGAACGGAATAGAGAGATTCCAGACGCGGAAAGGCGCGTACTTTACGCTCGGAAACCCCTGGGCGACTTTTGCCGGTTCTTATACCTCTGCTGGTGTGTATGCTTATGGGTTTGGAATCCAATCCGGCCTTGACGATCCCACCGGTTCGCTCAACTTTAGCAGGATAGACAGTGCGGTGCTGCGTGTCCGCACGAAGCAGGCCATTGTGGACAATGCTACTATCCCAGGTAATGTGACGGTGGCGACCATGACAACGACCGCGTCGAACGTGCTCAGCACAATGTATGTGTGGGCGCCAAATTACAACGTGCTTCGTATAATGAGCGGGATGGGCGGAATGGCCTATGCCAATTAAAAATATTTCATTGTTGTTTCTTGCTTTTGTCGATATAAGCGTATATCGACAAAAGTGGTTTATAATATTTAGTACTTATTGAACATAAATGGTCAAGAAACATCTCATTTATCTTCTAGAATGTAAAGGAAAGTTTTATGTGGGAAGAACTTGTAATTTCAAGATGAGGATGCTTGGTCACAGATACACAAACTCTAAACGTTCTAAACTGGCAAATGCCATCAAGAAATATGGCTGGGCATCTTTTGACGTGTCTGTGCTAGAAGATGATTTAACTTTTGAGGAGGCCGTCGTCCGAGAACCATATTTCATATCTCTTCTAGAGACGGTCAAGTATGGGTACAACATCCTCCCCGGAGGCGCGGGATATAACCGGGATGATGCTCCGATGAAGACAATACGAAAGATACGAGCATACAACATCAAGACAAAAGAAACTTTGATTTTTGAAACTGTCTCTGATGCCGCAGAAGAACTCGATATTCATTCTGGCAAGATATCTGCGGTGCTTAACAAGACCGTGGAAATAAACAGACACGGTACCGAAGTGGTGAGGAGGCAAGCAGGAGGCTACACATTCGAGGATTTTGATGAGACTGCTCCAGACATGACATACGAGGAAATCCCAAAGGTGATGAGCAAAGATGCCAAGGAAAAAATTGGTGCTGCTGCCAAGGGACGTGGTGCCAAAGGTGTCATAGGATATCACGTGCTAGGATACACGGTGGAGTTTGATGTCATCAAAGATGCTGAGAAAGAGTTTAATTTATCTAAAGGAGAGATTAATAAGTGTGCCAAGGGATTGCGTGGGGTGCGAGGTGGTTTTATATGGAAATATAAGGACATCGAGGAGCGTGCCAAGTATCCAGAGTGGGACATAACAAGAAAGTGCGGTACTAAATTAAATCAATTGGGGCGACCTGTGTATAGGATTTTAGAAGATGGAACCAAGGATATGTATCCATCATCGAATGAGGTAAAACGTATTCTTGGTATTACAAACTTGTATAAAAGTCTTACAACAGGGCAAAAGTCAGGTGGTTACAGATGGTTTTATGACGACTAAAAAAATATATATTGTAAATATAAAAGGAAAATGTCCGGAAGTCGCATAACCGGTGGAATGGCAGATGGCCGCGCGTTTACTAACTATGTGTCGAGTGGTCTGTACAACAACTACCTAGAGGCTCAGTTCAAGACCCCCGAGGACTCTCAGTACCGCGAATATCTCCAAAAAAATGCAAAGGCCGTAGAGCAGAAGATAGGCCGCCTGACCGCCGTATACATAAAGCCGCCAGTGATGCCAAAGAGCAACCTGAAGGTCGAAGGCGATCCTAATGCCCGCATGACTGCTGCTGGCCCCGACTACAGCCAGAAGATTCTTGACGATTCTTATTACAAGCGCGTTGCAAATTTCAACACCGTTGCCTCACAACAGAAGATGTACCTCCTCGGGCTAGACAACAAGAACTACGGAAATATGTAATTACTTTGTTTACAGTTTTTGTCGATATATATTTATATCGACGAAATCACAGAAGAGAAATTGAGTACTTAGGAAGCATTGTCACATTGGTAGAGGTGATGACCATATTGCTCAGGACATTTTCTCCATGGAAGGAGATAGATGCATCCATGTCAACATCAATGTCTAGGAGGTTTGCCACCAGGACATACGAACCATCGGTGGTTTCGACATTGTATGTAATAACACCGGTGACATTCTCACGCGTCAGCGAAACAATGTCTCCCATGGAGGACCATAGGTGAACGGCATATGCGGTGGGAGCGAAATTGTTGTCCTGGTTGAAGAGGGAGAAAATCTCAGTGTTCTCGTCATGCGTCACCCAATGCGTGCCCCAGCATAGGAGAGGGCCTAGGACCTTTGGTTTTTCGAGGAAACGACCAATGATGTCAAAAGTCATAATCATAGACCCTACATCATTGTGCTGAACAGGCCCGCCTGCCTTGAAAACCGCCCAGTCTACAACACTCGTCTCAGTCACCATCGCAAAAATGTCGCGTTTCTTCTCGGCGGAGATGTCGGCGAGGTTTAGAGCATCATAAAAGTGGTTATACATTGTGTCAAAGTTGCCCTTACCATTGATAAAATCCTCATACCTGTTATCGAGTTTGCGAAGTGGGAAGTGGTGAATGGCAACAAAGTCGATGTGTTCTCCCGCGACATTCAGCACATCGGTAATGAACTCTGGCAACATGCCGTTAGATCCGATGATAGCGTCTGGGTCTTCCTCTCGCATCGCGTTGGCAAAGTCGATGAAGTCAGTACCATACTGCGTGCCATTGTCAGGAGAACCATTGTAAGCAACCTTCTTGAGGTCGCTCTCATTGCCAATCTCCCAGTAGAAAGTGTTGTTGAAATTCTCACGAGCATATCGCACCCACTGGCGCGCAGTCTCGATGAGAGTTTCCTTAGAGGGACCATCGTCCGTATACATGCTGTCAAAGTTTATGATGACGGAGACATCCCTGTCCCCAGCAACATCCATAAACTGGTCAAAGTCGAGCGCGTTGACAAACGACCCGTTGCTGATGATGGTGTTATCATTGTTTGGCCATCTGGCAGTCGTGTTGAAAGCTGGTTTGTGAGTGTCCGGCGTCCAGAATGGAGCCGTAGCCCAGAGATACGAGGACGCTTCCAGGCCTCCCGGAAAACGCAGCGACATAGGCCCAGCATTGTCGATTGCAACCGAGAATGGCAGGGCTCCTGGATTCCTTCGTTCGTCAGGATCGGCATAATTGAGCGTGGACATCCCTACATTTTTGGTGGTGGGCAGAATCTTTGCATTGGCGAAGACCAAGAGGAGGGAGCACACGAGGAACTTCATTGTCTGAAGAATGAGACAAAGAAAATGCTTATATGTTTTCTGGGTATACCGGGGTCAAGTGACACATTGTGTAAATTTTATTTTAAAAATATTTATAGTGTATAAGTAATATTATGGAATTGTTGGCGCTTGCTGGATTTTGTCGATATAGTTTTATATCGACAAAATAAACATAAAAGAGTTATAACTATATTGGTTTTATGGAAGAAGACCAAATAGACTATATCAATGATATTGAATTTGAAACATTTATAGACCATTACTGGGACGAGCAGAATATCTGTGTGTATACCGTGGACCTCGAAAATAAGAAATATGTTGGTATCACGCGCGATACCAAGACAAGATGGCGAATGCACGCATATCCAAGTTCCAAGTGTAGGTATATACGCGATGCTTTGCTAAAATATGGAGTAGACAATGCAAAGTTTGAAATAATAGAGCGTGATGTATCTCCGGAGGATGCTGACAAAAAAGAACAATATCACATAGATAGATTAAATACACTAGCACCAAATGGTTATAATTTGACATCTGGTGGTAGGTATCACAGACATAGTGAGGAAACCAAACAACTGATGCGTGATTGGTGGCAGGTCTATGAGAACAGAGAACGACGAGCTGCCTCTCTAAACAAAACTCAAAATACACCAGAATACAAAGAAAAGGTGAGGCAACAATTACTACGACAATGGCAAGATGAGGAATATAGGGAAAGCATCAAAAATACTATGATTGCCGATTGGGCAAATGAGGAACAGCGCAAAAAACGGATACAATCATTGATTATCGCCCAAAATAAACCAGAGGCCAAAGAACGTGCCAGTAAACAGCTGACACAGCGATGGAAGGATGATGATAATTACAGAGACAAGATGACTACTACAACAAAAAATCTCTGGTCAGACCCAGAGCATCGAGAGATGAGAATGGTATCTTTGTTAGAAGCTCACGCTAAACCAGAAGAACAAGAACGTAAGAGTAAAGCTCAAAAGGCCGTATGGAATGACCCTATTAAACGAGAAAAAATACTTGCTGGTTGGCAAACAAGAAGAATAAAGAAGCAAAAGACATTCGAAGATGTCTTTATGAAGTTTAATGGTGATAAGGAAATGATTAAGAAGGAGTTAAATATCACATCCGAGAAGACATATAAGACACATCTAAACGCAATACCTATGGAGAGGTGCGTAAATTTTGTTTTTAAAAATATTTATAGTGTATAAGTAATATTATGGAATTGTTGGCAATTGGATCCATCGTGGCCTATGGTCTATACTCGTCACAAGAAGGTCGAGAGCCCAGACAAGATCGGAATACATATCGCAACATTATGGACGGTGGCAATGGTGTAGATGAAGAGTATGACACGAAGCCAACCCAGATGGTGAAGAACTATCGCAAAAAGGCTTCGAAGCGGTGGAAAGAGGCACAGGTTCCCAAGCAGAGCGGGATAATAACCCCAAACCAGAGACCCTCGGAGGTAATGCCTTTCTTTACGTCTGGGAAGACGATGAACACCAACCCTGAGATGAATCAGCGGAGGATGGAGCTCTACACTGGCCAGGTCTTGGACGGTTTTAGCACCTCGGGAACATATAAGCACAAGCAGGAAGCTAACAACTTCTTTGGCATGACTGCTCAAGGCCGTGTGGGGTCCGACGGAACCGTTGGTAATATGCCTGGCGATACCGAGTTGCTTAAGGCACGTTCCGTTAACTCCCATCAGCACAACAATGTCATGCCCGCCGAACAGCTCCGCGTTGGTCCCGGTCTCGGCGTCGGACCCGAGGTCGCGGCAACTGGTGGTTTTCAACAGTTCTATCGCCAGCTCCCTCTCAACGTCAACGACTACAAACTCACACAGTTACCAGGTCGTCTTGTCCCTGGTTCTGGAACCGCTCTTGCAGGAGGAAAGGGAGAGGTCCAGCAGATCCAGAGTGTAAACCACAATCCCGGCGCTCTCGTGCTGCCCTATGACGAACGCCCTTCGCTTCCCACAACTAACGGTGCTATCCTCGCCGCCACACAATATGGTGATGAACCTCGTGGTTTCTCTGGTCTCAAGCCCTTCGAAAGTTATAGTGGTGTGGGAGAGGCTGATGTGTCCGCTCCTCAGGGTCGTTATGTGGATCAGACTCGCGGTCGCCCACGCACCGGCGATGGTCAAACAGATCCTATAATCAACATCAATGGAACATCTGTAGCGGGTGGCGCGGCTGGTGGATATGTGACAGAGGCGGATCAAGGATCTTTCACCCTTGACTCGCAGCGTGGTCTTATCAACAGGTATCTCATGCCCGCAGGCGTCACCGGTGTTGTCCAGTCTGCAGGTGAGGCGCGTCCAGAGTATGTTCCAGAGTCCACTATTCGCGAACAATACGAGGATGCTTACTTCACGGGTCCTGCAGGTGCAACGGGCGGTCAGTTCGCCGAGCGTATGGACGTATTGGAGTTGCAACCAGAGGGGCGTACATCCAAGCGTACAACCCAGAACATGGGTTTCACCCCTGGCGCTGGCCGTGTAAACAACTTCGCTCCCGCCTCTCAAGGCAGTTACGGTCTCAAGAACCATCCGACCTACGACGGCATCGAGCGCACACAGCCTCGGAATGTCAATGCGCAAATCTTTACTGGTGTGGCCGCGGAGGGCGAAGATGACAGATTTGGTACAAAGAGCCGGGTCGAAAACCCGTGGGGAACCCCTGGCAGCCTAAATATCGCATCTAATCAGCTCGCCGATAACCGTATCAACCGCGATGTTGCCAGACCAAGTGCCCTTGAGTTCTCTGCAGGTGACCCTATGGCACAACAAAGATTTAAGCCCACTGCATGGACTCCCAATAATGCTGGTACTGGTGACATATCGAATCTGCCACTTTGGAAGCAGCAACAACTTAAGAAAAATAAAAAGTAGATGTCATTTGTCCTAAGAATACATATTGACAAACAAGTGATTATAAAGAACTCATACCTTGTAATAAAAGTTATATGGAAGAGACGCTAGAATACTATTTTGAAGATGAGTCGCATGTCATCTTCGAAAAATACACGATCAACACACTCGGTATCATCAAGAACAAAATATCAGGAAAGACACCGAGTTACGGAAACAGAGCGTACAATGAGTGTGGCGTGTATGATGACGATGGGAAATGGCGCTGGATACGAGTAGCTCGTGCGGTAGCATCAACCTTCTTAGGGAAGCCGCCGACACCCCAGCATACCGCCGACCACATTGAGAGCGAACAAAAGAAGAATGATGCGCTGTCAAACATCCGGTGGAAATGCAAACCGGGGCAACGTGCTAATCAGATTCGCCAAGATACTCTCAAATCAGCAATCATCGTCGTCAAGGATGGTGACGAGAAGACCGTGAAAGAGTGGGTCGATTTTATGAACGCCACAAAGACGCCGAAAGAACGCGAGTTTACCAAAGGCATGATTGAACAGTATGCTCAAAGGAAGACTCGTGGATTTGCGTACAAGATATATCCTGATCTTGAAGGCGAGGACTGGAAGAAGATTGAGGGTTCCAAAAACACCCAGGGTCGCTGGGAGATCTCGAACATGAATCGCGTGAAGTACATTACGAATCACGCAGAAAATGTCCTGTGGGGCGAACGCTTGGGACGTAAGAACGGGTATCCTTTTGTCAACATCAACGGGAAGATTTGTTATTGTCACATCCTGGCGTTCACAGCGTTTCATCCTGAGTTGTGGGCCGCAAAGGAGCTGGAAGAGATGGTCTGCCACGAAGATGATGACAAGGAGGACTTCCGGCCTCACAAGCTTTGTCTGGGTACCGCTTCCGACAATGCGAAGGACTCATACGCCAACGGCAAGCGCGATGGCACAAAGTCCGCACGGATGAAGTGCGCATCGTACATTGACGGCGTGGTCGAGAAAGATGATTATACCAGTCTGACGGCCGCCGCAGAGTATCTGAAATCCAAAGGATATCCCAAAGCATCTCATCGAGGTGTTAGTATGGCACTCTCTGGAGATTACAAAACAATGTACGGTCGCACGTGGCAGAAGATCAAGTGACGTGTCATTGCTTTGCCCCAGGAGTGTCATTTGACCCTGGTGTTTCCAAGAACATAAAAGGAGGGTTGGTGACCTAGTAAATCACCAAAAAAACAAGCAAACATGTTCTCCGCTCTTCCCAACGACATCGCACGCCAGATCGCCAAGATTGCAATTAATGAGAGAAATGAGGATGTGCTCGACCAGATCAGGAATAATGTGGCACATATCATGGAGTTTGCTGCCACGGAGAAATGCGATTTTGTGGATACCCCTCTTTTTGATGGCTCGACAAAGTATCTTTGCGTCACTCAGTTTAAAAAGAACGAGCAACTCGCTTCCCGCGGTATGATCACTCTGACGATTACTTTCTGGGTTAATTCTGATGAGTTTGAGCTCACCAAGCATATCTATGTTACACCCAACGGCGAATATGAAGAAGAAAATGACTATTCCTTGTATGTTGTTGACAAGCAAGGAAAGTATGGAGACATTGTGGCTGAAGTGTTTGGTCACATCTTTACAGATGGCATCGTGTATTGATTTTAGTCACATATTCTGGAAAAAATATCACATTATGTAAGCATATGCTCGACACAAATTTTGACAAGGAAATGCCGAATGATATTCTCAGGACAGTTTACAGGATGGCAGTGCATCTGAGAGACAGGGATATCTACAACAGCAAAGTTTGTGAAGTTGCCAATAAAATATTGACTGACATTTCAACCAACATAACAGCGCGCGTGACTGTGGGGTTTTATTCGGATGTGTTTAACTTGACAAATCTACATGGTTTCATACGGACATATGGGATGGGGCATATAGTTACATTGGATTTCGCGGACAGGACTGTGAACGCGGTGCTGAAGATTAAACAGAATGATGGGGTGTATGTTATAACTGACTATGAGTGCACGACTGATAATGTTTTTGCTTTGCATGTTGTTGATTCTCTGGTTTCACAATTTAATGATCAGCTTGTTCTGGTTAACAAAAGAAGGCCCACGCGTGCATGGATACAGATGCAATTGCGCGATAAAATCATAGAGGATCTGGCGATGGCCACGAAAATTTCTGTTTACAGACTAGAACGGATATTAGACTCTTGAACAAATACATTGGTTTTGATACATCTTTACCAAGATATATCAAGTATAATGCCCGCTATGCGAATCGAACGCATAACCTCCACCTTACGAAGGTGGCGCTCTGCCAATTGAGCTAAGCGGGCTGTAGCAACGACGCGATTCGAACGCGTGCCCCGTTAGGGATCCCGTCTTGAGCGGGACGGAATGGACCAGACTATCCGACATTGCCGTGTGTTTATAGCCCACGTGGCTGTACCTGCAGGGAAAGGAAATATGTGGTCAGTAATGTATCTTAAAAGTAAAATGGCAATTACTTACGTAAAAATAGATACTTATCTTTTTGGTATGTTTTCGCCCACCGGCGGCGCCATCGAAAGACGGCGACTTCTGCCCACTGAGAGGATTGAACTCTCGACCTTTCGCTTACAAAGCGAACGCTCTACCACTAAGCTAAGCAGGCTATCTCACCACCCGGTTTCGATCCAGGTACCTAAGGATGACAATAGACAATTACAGTCCTTCGCTCTTCCAATTGAGCTATGGCGAGGCGCGTTTAAAGTCCGCCGACTCGACCCCACGCAGAATCGAACTGCGAACGGGTGGTTAACAGCCACCTGTGATAACCGTTTCACCATAGGGTCTTGCGTTTAAAGTCCGCCGACTCGGCATCCATCGGAGTCGAACCGATGACCTACAGGTTAACAGCCTGTCGCTCTAACCAACTGAGCTAGGACGCCAATGCATTTAAAGTCCGCCGACTTCTGCCCGATGTGGGGCTCGAACCCACGACCACTAGATTAAGAGTCTAGCGCTCTACCAACTGAGCTAACCGGGCTATCTCACCACCTGGTTTCGATCCAGGTACCTAAGGATGACAAATAAACAATTACAGTCCTTCGCTCTTCCAATTGAGCTATGGCGAGGTGCGTTTAAAGTCCGCCGACTCGACCCCACGCAGAATCGAACTGCGAACGGGTGGTTAACAGCCACCTGTGATAACCGTTTCACCATAGGGTCTTGCGTTTAAAGTCCGCCGACTTGAATGTGCTGGGAGTCGAACCCAGGTTTACAGCTTGGAAGGCTGTTATGCTACCGTTGCATCACACATCCTGGCGTCTCTGGCGGGGGTCGAACCCGCAACCTTTGGATTAGAAGTCCAACGCGCTGTCCATTGCGCCACAGAGACATGCGTTTAGTGCCCGCCGGCAGTGGCTTCACACGGTATCGATCCGCGGACCTTGGCATCTTCAGTGCCACGCTCTCCCATCTGAGCTATAAAGCCTTGCGTTTAATGCCCGCCGGCAAGTAGCAGCAACGCGATTCGAACGCGTGCCCTCATAGAGGATCCGATCTTAAGTCGGACGGAATTGACCAGACTATCCGATACTGCCATTACGTTTAAAGCCCGTCGGCTATGCTCCTACCGGGTGCTGCCCCCGGGCTCCGGGCTTATAAGACCTGGCGATTGACTGTTTTCTTATAGGAGCTGGTGCGCCTACCGGGTGCTGCCCCCGGGCTCGGGACTTATAAGATCCCGCGACTAACTGTTATCTTATAGGCGCTTTTACTTACCTGTCATACACACTCATGCACAGAAACACTTGCTTATCTTCTCAAACAACCCAGTCTTATGCATCTTCTCAACAAGTCTGTCTATGCTCCCATCATCAATCATCTTCTTGAGCATCTCGAGTGTTTCAGGTGTCAACCTGTCATCGATCGTGCCCAACTTACCATCTTTACCCGAAGCAAAGGCAACTAGTGCCTGTTTTGCCATTGGGCGATTGTTGCCTGCCAACGCTTCCTCAACAAGATCCAAAATTACCAGCATGTTAACGCTTGCAAGCGTAGCCATTATATACTTACGTATACACTATTTTTTTTAGATTTTAACGAATGCTAACAGCTCACAGGAACTTTAGGTTGTCCTCGTCCTCGTCGGACACAATCGCCAGCTCCTTGGGGGCCTCCTCATCGTCACCGTCCTCGGCAACGAAGGCAAACGCATCGAGACGAGCGGGCTTCGAAACAATGAGGATCTGTACGGCGCGGAAAGAAATGCCCCAGCTGGTGCCGGAGCCGATGAACCAGATGCTGGCGACCTCGGCAATCACCTTCACCTTGGCGCCCTTGGGGACGTCCTCGACGCTGATGGGCTTCTTGTCAGTGTCAAAAATCTGGACATTGGGCTTCCCGTTGAGCATTGGGATCTTAAACTTCATCACGGGGGCATACTTACCGGAGGGATCCGCCTTTGTCAGCTTGCGGTAGGTGTCCTCAAGGAGCTCACGAGACTTCTTCTTGCCAAACCAAGAAACGGAGTTCTCAACAGCTGCGTCAACCAGATGGGTGTCCAGCTCGTTGATCTTGTTAAAGAGAGTTGCCAGGTTCTCATTGGTGTCCATATCACGGAATGACAGGTCAGCAGAGTAGCTGGTGGGCTCAGCATCGGGACGCTCACGGTAGCCAGAGATACCGAAGGGCAGGTGCATCGCGGGGGTCTGGATGGTCAGGCGAGTCTTGGTTCCATTGACATCAGCGAGAGGAACATACTTGCCACCGAGCTTGTTCTTCTCTACGGGAGCGAACTTGATGTTGGAGGGCTCAAAGGTCTTAGCGGTGAAGATTGCCATTCTGATTTAGGAGGGTTTGTTTTTCCTTAAGTTCTTTGGCAGTTGTTTGCTTGGCTTTTGGGTTTGGGGGTCTTTGTTTGTTTGTTCTTATGGGCAGATGGTTGGTGGTGAGGAGATGTTCTTTGTGTGTCAGAGTCTCCTTTTATGCTCTTGTGTGTCGATATAATCATTCCAGGGTCAAATGACACTGCTTTTTGTTCCCACAGATGGGGCAGGATTTGTAAAACAGCAAATCTACCAGTCCAAGCAGTACAGCTGCCAG